CCTTCATATAAGTTTAACGACTTTAACTTAGTTGGTCGTGTCACGAAGTTCTTAATATTGCGCTACGTAACCTCGCGCAGATGTATCTGACATTTACCTTGACAACACTACAAGGCGGCGTGAAGGGCTTATTTACTTTATGAACCTTCAACAACCTTCGCGCCCCAGTTTAAGGCGCAAAACGTCATCAGCAACAATCAATTAGATTGCTGTCCATCTCACCCAGGTATTTCCTGTTAATATACCGGCTGTTCCGTACATTGTGATGACATTTGTAAAAGCATCCGTACCATTTGCAGTGACGAACGCAGAGCCAGCGACTGATAAATTTTCTGTATTAGTGGCGCCAACTTCTTGACCAGGCGGTGATACTGTGAAAACACTCGTCCCATTCTTCTTGAAATCAGCAATAACATGTAATGTTTCATTTGCTGAATCCTGAGCACTAATACCATAATCAACTAAGTAGTTTCCTATCGGCGGAACCATACTTCCAGATGTATTGACTAAAGCAATACCATTTGCACTGGCTGTTGCATTCAATGAAGTTGTAGCTACAGTAGTGGCAAATGTTTGGGCTGAAGTTGATTGGAAAAAGGCAACCTGATTATTAACAGGTGCTTGTGTGTTCAAGGTAATTTGTTGACTTAATAAATCCAATTCATATTCGAAAAATATATTACCAAGAACTGTTGATCCAGTTGTTCCTGAACCAACGACGCTGATATTAATAAGTCCAACGTCATATGTTTTGATGTCACTTCCACCTGGTAATCCAGCATGTCTAACGAAATGTGCATCATTTTGTCCTTTCAATAAATGTTGTGGTACAACAAGGACAATTTTGTCACAAGGCCTTCCCCTTGCAACAGGTTTCATATTCACAGCTTGAGAATATGTAGTGGGAGCTTGGTCTGACGCATCTGGGTCAAATCCAATGATTACTTCTCCGGCTCCATCATTGTTTGTATTGTACTCATTCACAATCGGTTCATAGACGACACGAAAACTGCGAAATCGGTACTTCTGCCATTGTTGACATTCAACACTTCCTACTGGGAAGTAAGCAACTTGGCCTGGATTCAAAGAATAACTTCTGAACAGTGCCCAAGATGCTGATGACAGCGGTTGTGAAACTTGCTCTGTAAAGAGTGGCAATCTTTTCACATCACTTCTCGATCCAAAATTACTAGACATATTGCTTCTTTTAACATTTCTATTTGTAAAATTGGTTTGTACAGGTTTGTTGGAATTAACTCTACTTACCTTCGGTTTTGGAGTCTGAGTTAATTGTTGTTTTTGTGGTTTTGGTCTAACTGCCCGGATTTGCGGGTTAACAGGGCGACTAATCCTGCTAGTTTGGTTCCTAACGGTTTGATTCTGCATCATGAAGTTCAGTACGTCGAACTTTCATGACAAATGGCCCACTATCCTCACTGATTATATCTATGATAGAGGAGGGGCCGGACACATATTATAGCCCCTCAGTCCCCCTTACGGAGGAATACATATCCCACATCTTCATTTGATCTGGGTTGCAGAAATCTTCGATAAATGGTAAATTAATTGGTCCCAAACTTGTTATATTATCTAAATATTTTTCCATTATTAATTGTTGCTCTACGGTTATTTTATATAATTTTTCCACTAATAACCTGGTTTTCATATTGATCGGTCGATTGATCATTTCTTTAAGTTTAAGCTTCATATCCGGCTCTTCTTCATATCTCATGATATCACGATGTTTTAATCTATGATGTGAATCAATCGATTTTCCTTGGAAACGATGAGTGATTGTTCTGTTATGATTGCGCCGCATATCGACTAATTTAGTTAAACGTAAACCCATAACAGCTAAAGAGTGTAAGATTGGACATCCAGGATATGAATGTAATAATGAAAGTGACTTACAACGTAATAAAGTCATTTTGACGCTTTTCTTTGCGTTGACATATTCACGTGTTGTCCATCCAAAATCTAGGTAGGCAGGTATGATGTTTGTAACAATATCCAACATATCAACATCAAAAACCAGACCACAAAAAGAAGCATGCGATATTTCATCAAAGAATTCAAATTTAGCATTTGCTCCAAGTCTCTTGACAATAGTGGTATCCAAATATCCATAATAAGGTATAATTGAATCATCTCCTTCGATTTTAGGTATAAGTAATTTGTAATCTTCTTTCGATTTATATAAGAGAAACATAATCAATATTAAGTTAAACACTGAATTTGACAACGATGTATCCATTTCACCAGAATATCTCTTAGCAAGAAGCATTACAACAAAATGTTTAAATTGCATTCTATTTAATCCTTGTTTGATAGCAACAAGATCTTCCATCATTTCATCATGACATGGTAAGTCTTCCAAACAAAAGGATAAGAAATCAAGCTCAATTTCCATATTATCAACTACAAAAGTGGACTCAAAAGCTGTGAAATCATTAGTTGCAATTTTTAATAAAGGGTCACTGTATAAAGATTTGATATGTGCTGGTCTATCAGCTACAGGAATTTTCTTTATAAAATAAGGCAATCTGAACATTTTATCCCCAATTATTTTCATGACTGGCCCAAATTTTGTTTTAAATCTATCGGCTCTTGAATAGATGCCTCGCGGATATTTAAATTCTGTATAACTTTCATCCTTAACGAAACATTTAAGAAAATAATCTTTAGGTTGTAATTTATCGCGTTCATTATGCGTACGTGTTAATTCATTACGACGTGACTCTGTATAAGGTGTATTAGCAATCCATGATTCAAAAGAATAATCATCTGTTGGTGATATTTTGCATGATCTTAATTCCTCCCGAATGAAAGATTGCGAAAAATTTTTGAATTCATCATGTAATGCGTGATCAATATCAGGCATTTTGGTTGCTATACGTTTCATTACTCCATTAAGTGCATTTTCCTGATTTGTTGTATCAGGTACAGGGTTAGCGTAGTTAATTTGGTGACACCCCAACGATACTCGCATTACCGGTCGACTTGTCCCCTGCGACTTATTAAATTTCAATAATTTAAAACTAGGATCAACCGGCGGAAGTTTAACTGTGATTACTTCCGAAACACGGTAGCCGTATAGGACTACCTCACTTAATGGACGTTCTGAAAATCCGCCCCTTCACGGAGCGCTCTCAACTGTAAAAGAGCAACATCTAAACTGTTGGATTGTATAAAATGGTTTTGTAAAGCAAATGATCTTGGTATATTGACGCAATTGATATTACCCATAGATTGTTTCATTTTAAGGCGTAATATGTCAATGTCATCATCACGATTCAGTGTTTTCAAAGCTGATGCATTTGCAATTAATTCAAGGCTCACTTTCCCTGTTCTCGTTCTTTCTTCAACAATATATTTAGGATCACCAAAAATAAGAGACTTGATGTAATCAAAGTTATAAAAATAACTTCTCTCTTTTAAAAATTTTTCGGTTATACTAACATCCCAAATCTGTGCGTCATTATGGTCTATTTTACCCATACGTGTCATTGCAGATCTATTATCATCTGTTATTTCATAATCTTCTTCAGACTGTTTTAAATATTTGACGCTTACTTCAGTAATTGATTGTGTTGAAGTTTTTGAAGTATATTCATAATACCATTCCGGAATCGAAATAACGGGCATATGAAGAGGAATTCTTGGTTTAAAGAAATAGGCTAAAAATCCAGTTGCTAAACCTATCATGGCAGCATTTAATGAAATATTATCTGAACCCTGTTTCTCAAGAACAACCAGTGAGGCTATATATGTGGCGGCTGTACCCGCAATACCTATTTTTGTGAAGATTTTAAGTGAATCTTCAAATCGTTGAATCGTATTATAGATATTACCATTTTCTGTTATAAATGAAAAGTCTTCTGGAATCATA